ATACCAAATGGTGTGAAGTGTCTTGTCATTTGTGAGTCACATTCAACACAAGTGTAACCAGGATCTGCATCCATGATTGATCTATGCGTTGACATTGTTGGATGTGCATCATCATATGAGCACTTGTATTCGTATACTGGCATTACCTTGCATTCTTACTGTTATATACGGATTTTTCAGAAGATAGCGTTGTAACATCAGAAAGCAATTGTCTTTTTGCCCCCATATTTGTTTGTGGCACCGTATAAACTCTATCTACAGCTTCTTGACAAAAAGGACAAAGATAAGTTGGCTCATCTTCTGTTAACCCTCTTTTTATTTCAAAATACTGTCCAGGTGTGCAATCACACTTATAAACATATGTTGGCATTCTTATATCCCCTAATTATAATGAGCAGTTTCGGGACATACTCAGGTCCATCCTGCGGGTAACGGCCCGCTATCTGCGACTTCCCAGTGACGGGGTGCAGATTTCTATTATACTATCTCTTTCTCTTTCTTTCAACAGGAGATGCTACTACTTCTTCTGGTGTAAATGAATCGAGAATTTCAAATGTTTTTGGCTTTGCTTCTTCAGGAACATTTCTAATAACCAATACTTTTAGAATTCCATCAGACATTGCTACTGCTGCAACTTCCATAAATTCAGATAAAGAGAAGGTTCTTGCAAAAGACCTTGCACCGATACCCTTATGAATATATGTAGTTTCATTTTCAGATTCCGATGAACCCTTAATTGTTAGAACATTTTTTTCCTGTTCAACAGAGATATCTTCACGCTTGAATCCAGCCAAAGCCAGCTCAATCATATAGCTATCTTCACCTACCTGAGCCAAGTTGTATGGCGGATAGTTTGTTGAATTATGCATTACCTTTTCGAGATCTTTGAATTGGCGATCCCAGCCAATAAAAAATGGATCCTTAAAAAGATCCAATGTAAATGAGTTTACCATGTTATTCCCCTTTCAAGCGAATAAATTAATATACGGACCCTCTATTGAGCAGTCCGTATATTATTATAGCAAAATATTTATATCTTGTCTACTTCTTCTTAGCCCTTACCTTAGCAAGTGCTTCAAAGTCCTTTACCTTAGTATCTCCTAGGTATCCCCAGGCATATCCATCGGCAATCATTTGTTCATTAATAGAAACCTTAGAGCCATCTAGGAATACCCAGCCAAGGATACGTCCATATTTTTCTGATGAGTCCATCTTTTCTGTCTTAATGACAACTTCTTTAGCGTCTTTAATCTTAGACTTTACATACTCTTTAGCCTCAAGCCCTAAAACCTTTTCAGCTTTATCTGTTGTTCTACTTTCTGGAGTATCAATTCCAGCCAGTCTAACTCTTGAACTAAATGATATGTCAAAACCTAGATCAATCTCTACGTCTATTGTATCTCCGTCTACTACGTTAGTTACTTTCTTAACATGGTATTCGTACATTACATTGGCTTCTTAATTGCAGATTTCTTTACAGGGGCCGCCTTCTTTACAACTGCTTTTACTGTTGCAGCTTTTGGTGCTGGGGCATCCCAGTCTGGACGAGCAACTGACATTACAAGACCATATGCTCTTTTCTTAAGGAATACGCCGTCTCCGTTTGCTTGTGATCCTTTTGAATTTCCCGAAGTGTTTCCTTCGTAGCAATGCAAATTCTTTCCATCATTCTTTACAACAATTCCAACGTGCTCTGTGTCTGTTGGCTCCTTGTCAAAGTTAAAGAATACTACATCTCCTGCTTGTGCTTGCCCAATTGGAACAATTCTTTTGTTCTTTGCAAACCATTGTGCTCCTGCATCGCATGATGCAAAGCCTTTCTTTGTTGAAGCTGCAACTAAATGAACTAAACCTGCATCATCAAAGCATCCTGAAACGAACATTGCACACCATGGTTGATGATTCATTCCGTATCGCTTTCCAAAAACTGTATCGTTATTTGGTCCTTCTGCATATCCTTCATCAGCATATTTCTTTGCTGCTGCTAAAACTTTTGCCGCCAGTGGGTGTGTTACTTCTGCCATTTTATTTCTCCTTATTGTAGTTGACTTACTTATAGTATATCATTTTCTTTGCTTCTCACCATGGATTCGAACCACGATTCTCGCCTCCAAAGGGCGATGTCCTGCCGTTGGACGAGTGAGAAGTGGAGCGGATGATGAGAATCGAACTCACCCCTTCTGCTTGGAAGGCAGAGGCACTACCAATATGCAACATCCGCACTGTGCCCTCGGCAGGAATCGAACCTGCGACGCAGACCTTAGAAGAGTCTCGCTCTATCCCCTGAGCTACGAAGGCCTAGACTAATCGTTTGGGATATCTTGATCTAGATCCATCTCTACTAAACCAAATTCTTTTGCCATTTTTTTTCCCTCATCAGACATTTCAATTATTGCTTCAAGATTATCATTATAAGTAACATTAATTAATCCCTTATTATATAAGGCCATTAAAGACTCATCAACATGTTCTTGATGAGCATGCCATAATTCTGGAGCAAGTATTTTTGCTCTATCTGTTATATTAAATATAAATTCGCCATCTGAATCCATGCCCGCTAATTCTATAGCACCTATTGAAATATAATATTCCATTTTATCTTCGCCGTCCACATTTACCTTTCGTGCAACAAGTAGGACTTGAACCTACGATTACCGAATTATGAGTTCGGGGCTTTAACCAACTAAGCTACTGTTGCTTAGAAGTATATTATATCGTTCCATCTTCGTTTTTGTCAATAGTTTCTTCTACTATTTGCTGTACATATTCAGAAAAATGTTTTCTAATATTACCCATAGGTCTATGACCAGCAAGTTTCCATATTCTTTTATATTCAATTACATTAGAAAATGTAGTTGGACAAACAACTATTCCATTATATTCTTTTAATACAGTTGGCAGCGGAACATGTTTTCCACAACATTTACACTCTTTTGCTTTTTCTTGATACGTACTCATATTATTTGCATCCTGTCCATTGCGTCTTTTAAATTTTCTGGCATTCTCGGAGCCCTAATCATATTATAGGAACTTGTTTCTCCGTCTGCTTCTGTTCCAAAATCATTGTCATAACTCATTGATTCATAAGTATGTATGTTTACTTCTGTATTAGAATCAAACTTACTTCTACTTATTGAGTTATAAATTGATCCACACACTGCGTCCGCCAAGTCTTTGGAGCCTTTTCTTGGGTGGTCTACCCTATCTCTCATAATTCTAAGCTGGCAGAGCTCGTCTATAAGCAATGGTATATGTGGACCAACCACTCTTTCTTCAGCCACAACCATTGCCATATCATCATAATGTTTTTTAGCAACAGATAGAATTTCTGTATTGATGCCGTATTGTTTTAGTTGTTGCATCATATCATGTGAATTCCATCTGTCAAAAGTACATACACGAATCTTAAATCCTCGTGTCTTTAATGAAAGAATATAATCTTTTACTTCGGTAAAGTCTACAGACTTATCTTTTGTTGGTGTCCAGTACCTTACTGCATCTATCTCAACAATTGGTGCTGGTTGAGAATAGGTATCCGTCACCTTTATGTTTACCCATTTATTAACGTGAGCCATTGCAACTGCACAGTGGTCATGCTTTTGAGCAAGGTCAACGTGTATAAAGTATTCTTTATCTGGATCTGGTATAAACCATTCTTCTAATCTGCCAAAGTTATCTACTGCTAGGTGAGCTTTATTAAATGCCTTCTCAACTTTTTCTCTTGACTTAAAAAATGCGTCTATTGCATCTGGTGGCATGCAGGCAAAACGGGATAAAGCATCCATTGGGTTTGTAAAAAATGCAACCTTAAAGTCATCAATCTTTCTTACTGGATTAATTTCCCATGTTGGCCTTCTTAAAGCATAAACTTTTGGAATTTTGTATGAAAGGATATGGTCTTCTTCCCATTGAATCTCAAACTCATTACCTACGGTTCCGTCTGGGAGATCTTCATCCATTTTAAATTTATGATCACGTACTACTGTTTCTACGTCTGCAACAACAGCGTTGTATCTCTGCTGAATGTAATCGTTTTTATATCTAGGGAATGATAGGAGAATAACCTTACCAAAGTCTGGGAAACGAGAGTCTACTGATGCACGGTACATGTCATATATAGCCGCACCTGTTTTTGCCTGATCATGTCCTGTTGTATTTTCAATTGCAAATCCAGAGATCTCGTCAAGAATAACAACAATAACGTTATATCCTTCCCAAGCTTCACGCTCTGAGTGACCTGAGTGTACTGTTATTGCTTTATCAAACTTAACTTCTGAGGCCTTATCTGTATACTTACCAGCAAACCAAGGGGACTTTTCAATTCTTGTTTTAAAGCCTTTAAAGAATACATTGCTTGCCTGCTGCGAGTTAATAGCAATGTTAATAATATCAATGCTATCCCCTGGAGGCTTTCCGTAATATGTGGCTGGATCCTTTAAGCACAATAGTAAATATACTATATATGAAGTTGCAATAGTAGAGCAGTAATCCTTACCCGATCCTTTTCCTAGCTGTGCCACAACCTCATTAGCGGTTTGTTTAAATCTTATTCTTCCTTCTTCTTCTCCAAATAATTTGATGAGAGTTGATTCTTTATAGATCTGCGAACTCTTTTCGATAAGCGTGTACTGGTAATCGGAAAGTTCTGGAAGCCCAAGGTATTCTGGACTTCTAACAAACGTTTTAAGATCGACTGGTTTTTCATCGAATTCCTCTCCGTCAAGCATGTCGATAAGGTCACTGAAATCAAACGACATCGGCTTCCTCTACTGGGACTGACTCGATTATTCCAGTTATTTGGGACAATCTCTTTGCTACTTCCATCTTACACTTAGGACATGTTGATGTAGTTTCTTTTAAAATCTTAACAAGAATGTCTTGCTTGCGTTCTGTCTCTGCAATTTGAGATGCAATTTCATTATTTTCAAGTACTCCAATTGATTGAAGCATTGCAATTCGTTTAGTCTCTATGTCTGCAATAAGCTTTAGTGAACCAGACTTAACTGCTAACTGTCCAGATTGATCTGCATCTTCTACGGTCTTCCACGCCTCTTTAATAAGCATGGCATAGTGTTGATCCGCCCCTGAGATGGCTTCTCGAGCACGATCTCTGATGTTGCTATCATTATGGACAACGTCTTTCCAGTCATCGATTAGCTCAAGGACTTCTTTGCGCTGTATTCCTGTAGTGGTGGCAATCTGTGTGGGTGTGCTTCCTTTTAGAAGTTCTTCAACAACCCTGTTCATTCTGTCAAAATGATCTGACAATTCTATTTCGCTCATTAATACAGTATACTTTCAGTCGACTAAAATGTCAATCAGAATTAGCCCTAGCAATCTTATATAGGACTAGATATCCAATTAAATCGTCAATATCGTTGTCTCCAGCAAATCCTTGGTTATTCTTTACCCTATTTAATTTATCATCAATACGAACTTTTAATTGCTCTGTTGAATCCGCCGTTGAAAATATTCTAATTGGATCTAATGCTGAGTTGCCATATGATATATTTTTTTCAATTAACATGTGGGCAATCTCATGACAAGCTCCCCATATTTTTCCACCCGCTGGAGCACCCGTAGACTGAAGATATAAATCACTACAATTAAAATTCTTTACATCTGGAAATACTGGTCTTAGCATTACCGCCTCCTAATTAATTGGAACTGTTCTAGGTATCTCTGTATGGTCATAGCAGAGACTTTGCACTCTTCGGCAATTTCAGTTACCGTTTTCTTCTGTACTACATATCTTCTATGTAGCCAATCTTTACTTTGATACAGCTTCATCGTTCCGTCAATATACTATTAGAGTAATGTGCGATACCAAATGAGTCTGCAACATCAAAATCTGTCAATGATAAGTTATACTTCTTGTTAAAGTAGTCAACCGTTCTTTGCTTACGCATATTACGTAATTGATTCTGATACCAAGAGTCTGCGTAACCTGGACTCTTTAATCTAATAGCCGCCTTCTCTTCTTTTGTAGGGTTCTTGTTGCCTATGTATGCCTGCCAAGAGGACGGGGCTATTGTAATAACCTTTGCTCCTGTAGACATTAGTTCTGCAATAACAACTCCATAAACATATGATAGTTTAATTACAGCATCTGCAGACTTTACAAATACTGCACCTTCAACAACAATATAATCTGACTTAAGTTCATCTAGCATTAAAGCCATCTTGACCTTTGCATTATGAATCTTATCATATATATCCTCGCCTGACAAGTTAATTTTACCCCACTTTAATGGGACATCATTTTCCATCAAGCAAAAAGCAATAGAGTTAGTTGAGGCATCTATGCCTAATACTCTATTGGCCTGTGTCTTCTTTAAACTAGCTAATGTCATTAATCATCCTAAATAACTTATTCTTTAGATCTGCATTGATAGTCTTTTCGCATGTTGAGCAAAAGTCAGAGTTATTATATCTACTTAACTGTGACTTACATTTAGAGCAAGGCCTTGCAGCACCATTTCTAATTGCCTTCTTCTCATAATACTTTTCCATGATTCTTCTATTAGTTGCAACACGGCAACATTCATCTGTACAGTATTTCTGATTGTGCGTCTTAGGCACAAAGTCTTTTTTACATTCAGAGTTGGCACAGATCATGTATTAGATACCGAGAACAAATCAATTTCAACAGTGCCTACTGGACCACCCTTTGCGTAACACTCTTTCTTAACTGGGCAGTATGTACAAGGCATTTTTGATTTAGTTGCACCCTCTGGTCTCTTAGGAAGATCTCCGTTTTTAAAGTTATCCCAAACTTCGCACATCCAAGCAAAGGTCTCTTCAATAATCCTTGTATTCTTTTCATTCATAGAAATTGGAATAACTAGGATCTCTTGAGTGTTCTTATTCTCATACAAGAAGAACCCCTCCTTGGCTTTCTTTAGTTTCATATAGGTTAATAGTTGTAGCATATGGTTTTCTGTAGGCTTCATCTCTGACTGTCTAGTGTCCCAGACCTCTTGCTTTGCCGTTTTGATTTCACCAATTACTGTCTCGCCATCGTACTCCATAATAAGATCTATGAAGCCTCTGATTGGTGGGTACTCACTAATAATTTCTTCTTCTTCCGCTCTCCACTCTGGCATAGTAGAAATAAGTTTCTGCAATCTTTCATGCGCCTGAGTTCCCTGCGCCATGTTAGCGACTGCAACTGCATCGTTATCATCAATAAAAACTGCTCCAGAAAATGCCATGTACCAGTATCTAGGGCACTTGCCGTGACCGTAGCCCAATGAGCTCGGACTGAACGACTTCTTAGTCATTGACCCGTCTGCACGTTTTGTATTTCTATATGACTCATCAAGAAGTTGAGCAAACAACTCGGGGTCAAAAAATTTCCCTGTGTGCTTTTTAAATTTAAGGTTCTTTACAATTTCTCTAGCCATTTATGAGTTATACCTAACGACATACTTAAGTGCATCTACAAGTTTGTCTATGGACTCCTTTACTGAATAGTAAACATTTTTCTTATTGTTATTTGGTGTTCCTGCTTTATCTTTAGCAATAGTTGAATAGACTGAAGACATCACGGCAAACTTAGTAGACATAGCCTGAAGTTCCATAATAAGCATGGGAGCCTTTGCTGAGGGCACGTCTGGGTTCATTAAAAGCTTAACAACAATTGATAAGGCTTTATCTAAGTGCTCGTCCTTCATAAACTCATGAAGGTCATTAAACTCAGTTATATTACTTATAAGCTCAAGAGTGTTTTTATCCTCTGTCATTTTTAATCCTCTTATCCCATTTATCTATAAACAAGCCAAGCGGGTAACCAATTAGAAACCCTATTGCAATTCCGCAAATTAAAAACATTTCCATTATGCAAACCTTCCAACTAAACCATATCCAAGCCACAGACCAAAAATTCCCATAAGCCCAGCAAATACTGGTGGTGCGGGTACTGGCAACTTAAACAAAGCAAAAACAATTCCTACTCCTGCGCCTGTAAGTGTTGTTAGCAATACTTCTTTAATCATTGTTGTCCTCCCAGAACTGGATCAGCTCTTCAAGAACTGACCACTCTATAATGCCTAGCCTAACCTTAGACTCTGCTCCTATAATAATCTTTAGTGCAGGATGCATATCTCTATTTACTTTAAAGGTATCTGTACAAATCTTTGCCCAGATATCTTTATTTAAATTAAATGATGTTCCTGCTTCTTTATAATCAACAAGGAATTGCTTCCATTGAGCATCACCCTTTTGATAATCTCCTCTTCCGCTATTTTTTTGAGCTTTAGCTCCGTCACGCTTTACTTCTGATCTTTCTGACATCATCCCACCGAATAAGAATTTTTATGTCCGTCTGGGCATTCCCAAGATATAATCATTTTTACTGCGTCCCAAAAATATTCTTCTGCATCCTTATCGCATTTCCCGCAAGGCTTTACTCCACCCATCTTTTCAAGTTCTGGAGAAAAGATACGCTCTGGTTTATTAAGAAACTCATTAATGTTTGGCATTTATCTCTCCTATTAATTTGTCTACAACATCTTGATTTTCCTTTAAATACGCTACAGCCTTTGCACGTCCTTGAAAACGTTCTCCATTTACTGTATACCATGCTCCACCTTTTTCTACTATGCCACACATTTCTGCAACATCTAAAGTTTCTCCAACACTATCTACACCAAGAACGTTCCCTTGATAGTAGAAGTCGTATTGTCCCGATAGATTTGGGGGGCCGAGTTTGTTGTAATCAATAATCCAGTTAACTGGCCTGCCAACTCTTTGTTCAATAATCTTGTCGCCAACTTTAATGCCAGCCTTGATAGCATTAGCCTCAGCTTCAGACGACCAGAGTTTGATAACTGTGGAAGAGAAGAACTTGACAGCCATGCCACCCGTGGGGATGTGACTAGCATGCATAGATCCAAACTGATTTCGTTGTTGTGAGATGAGAACAAGTAATGTGTTTTTGTTTGCATAATTTAACATTTTGACTGCGTGGGTCATATCCTTTGCTTCAGCGCCGATTTGCTTTGTATCTTGCAAATCTTTCATTTCATTTCCGTCTTTTTCAAAATAGATAGCAGGAAGTAATGCTGAGATTGAATCTACTACGATTAGATCAACTCCTGCATCCATTAATTTAGTAGCAACATCAACCATATCGTTAATAGTTTTTGCTGGAGAATAGATAAGGGAAGATGAATCTACTCCAAGTTGTTCCGCCCATGACTGATCATAAGACGCCTCTGCATCAATCCAAGCACAGGTCTTTCCTTCTTTTTGTGCAAGAGCAATCATCTGTAAGCAGAAAGAAGATTTACCAGCAGACTTATTACCCCATACAAGGGCTTGTCTACCGTAACCTAATCCTCCACGCAAAGCAAAGTTTAATCCAATGCTAGGTGTAAGTTGCTTTTCAATTTGTATATCTTGTGCTGACTTAACTCTTGCTCGTGTTTTTGGATCTAATTTTGCTAATACATCATCTATTAATATACTCATATAAACCTTTTCTTTCCCTTAGTATAGCATTAAAATAAATTACCGTGAAGCCTTGGACGTTCTTTATTTATATTAATTTTCTTTTCTAGAACTTCGTCTAGGCTATGTATCAAGTCTCCTGAATTTCTCATTGCTGCATAGATATCAAGTAATCTAATAATTACATCTGCCATCTCTTCAACAACTTCTTCCGAACCTTTATTTTTTCTAATTGCTTCAAGCACTTCTGTAACTTCCGAATGAACCAAAGCTAACTTATTGCCGACTTTATCGTGACTAATTGTTCCATCCCAAAAACCTTTTTCAATTGCAGTTTCATGCAATACGGCTGCAAGGGCATCTAATCCATACTCAGTCAGTATTAATTGTGATTGGTCCATCGTTTCCCTTTCGATCATATACGCTAAAAATAAACTCTGGTCCATCTGGATTGTAATCTACAAGTAATTCTTTGTCTTCATTACTTGCTGCAATTAAAGTAGAGGTTGGAACATTTACTTTGCCTAGTGTTTCTAGGATTGCAACTAAAACTTTGCTTGCAGTTAATTGAGCTTGAATCTCATTGATATCATGCTTTACTTCTTCTGTCATTTTATTTCCTTTACCATTAAAGTTCCATCATCCAAAGTAGATAGAACAACCTTACACTTCATTCCTTCTCGCATTTTAGCAAGGGACATCTTATACATTGTGGGGAAAGCAATAACCCTAGTTAATTCTTTTTGTGCATTAGCAAGAACTATATGGCTCATTGTCTTTCCAGCTTTTGTTACGTACGGAGTAAAGTCTACTACAACATACTCGTCTTCGTCAAGGTCATACTCCTTTTTATATAAGTAATCTACAAACGAGTTAGACCCTGTTGGATCCATTTCGTTAACCTTTACATAACGAGCAATTCTATTATCTCCTACAAGGATAAAATACATTTGTCCTGTTTCTATTTGAGTCTGCTCTGTATGGAATAGACCAATTGATCCTGTTTCATCTACTAATTCAATACGTGCCCAACCATTACCACGCTTAATTGATTTAACCATGCCAAACATAACGAATGATCCTAGGTCTTCAAACTCTTCAATAGGTCTTGCTTGTGATTTAATACGTGGTGGAATTCCTTCAAGGTTAAATGTAGGTATGCCTAGATACTCGTAATAGCTATCCTTTTCATTTCCGCTTCTAGGGTTATCTGGGAATGCCGCTCCGCCAATTGCATTTAGAGCAGAGATAGCACGACTATTGATTCCACTACCTTTTTTAGAAGCCTTGTCAATAAACTCTGAGTAAGAAGCAAATGGTCTTTGTTCAATAATTTTGTTTGCAATACTATCTGAAATAAACTTTACTTCTCCAAGACCAAATCTAATCGAGTCTTCCTTTAAAGAAAAGAATACATCAGACTCGTTGATATGTGGAAGCTTAATACTTAACTTTAATCTCTTAGCCTCAATCAGATACTCTGTTCTTTTGTCCTTGTCATTTTCATTTTTAAGAATCGAAAACATGAACTCAAGCGGATAATAAAACTTAAGCCAAGCAGTATAATAACTAAGCATAGAGTAAGCAACAGCATGGGAGCGGTTAAAAGAATAACCAGCATGCGCTTCAAAAGTATGCCAGAGCGTTTCGGCTTGCTTCTTAGAAATGTGTTTTGAAGCCCCATCAATAAAGCGATCCTTGAACTGGTCGAACTCTTTTGCATCTTTCTTCTTTCCAATAATCTTGCGGACCTTATCAGCCTCTGACCAAGTCATACCTCCCAAGTGTACGCATGCCTGCATAACTTGCTCTTGATATATAATAACACCGTATGTATTCTCGGTAAAGGGCTTCATGATTGGATGAATAAACTTTACTGCCTCATTACCGTGTTTACGCTTAATATAAGAAGCGCCCACAGTATTCATAGCACCTGGTCTAACTAATGCGTTTGATGCAGCAAGGTCTTCAAACTTGTCCACGCCCATCTTGATTAGCAAATTAGTATAAGGTGTCGCTTCTGCTTGGAATACCCCCTTTGTGTAGCCTTCGCTCAAAATTTTATAAACATCTGGATCGTCAAGGGTCAATTCTGAAAGATTAATATCTTTGCCTGAGCGATTTTTAATTGAAGCAAGTGTATCTGAGATCACAGATAAAGTCTTAAGACCTAGTGCATCTAGCTTAATAAGACCTATATCTGCAACCGTATCCATGTCGTATGCAACGACAGGAATTCTACCTGATACTAAATCACTTGCGTCCGCTCTTGATTCAACAGGAGCATATTTTCTCAAATCATCTTTTGCAACGACAACACCTGCTGCGTGTACTCCAACGGATCTGATTCTTCCCCTTAGTCTATCTGCAAGCCACAAAACTTCTGGGTATTTAGACCTAAACTCTTTAGTGTTTGGTGAGTCAACAAAGTCTTCAAAAGTATCAATAGATTTCATTGCACGGTTAACATCTGAAAGCGGAACCATAAATACACGAGCAGCATCTCTGATTACACCCTTATCTTTAAAGTAAGTGTATGTAGAAATAGATGCAACGTGCTTAAACTTCTTCTTTAAATAATCTTTAACTTCTTTACGACGACGGTCTTCAAAGTCTGTATCAATATCTGGGAAGTCATTACGTTCTGGATTAATAAAACGGAAGAACAATAAATCGTACTCTATTGGGTCCACATCAGTAATTCCTAATGTATAACAAACTAAAGATCCAGCTGCGGAACCACGGCCAGGACCGACCATAATATTATTTTCTTTAGCCCAGTTAATCATATCTGCTACCACTAAAAAATATGATGCAAAGGACTTGTTTCTAATTACTTCTAATTCTTCCATTAATCTTTGCTCATACACATCATTGCCTAGCCAGCCGTCTGTTAAACGTAGCCGTTCTAGGCCCTGGAAGGCCATCTCAGCCAGTTTCTGGTCGGCATCGGTCTTGGGTACAGGGAGTAGGTCTAAACCCCTGTTAAAATCGTATTCTTCAATTTTGTCAGATATCTCAACAGTATTATCATATATATCTTTACGGGTAATCCCAGCCTTATTAAAGTCAGCCTCAATTTCAGACCTTGATTGAATGAATAAATTGTAGTCCTGAAAAGATATTCTACGGTCTGGGTATAAGTAATTTAATCTTTCATTAATATCTTTAATCTGTCTAGACATTTCAAAGTCAGCATCTTTATCCATCTTAGGAGATGTAGACAATATAAGCATTGCTTCTTCTAGTACTCTATCTTCTTCTTTAGCAAAGTGTGCATCTCCTGTTGCCACCGCTTTAATTTTAAGTTCATCTGCTAATTCTAATAGGGCGGAGTTAATTGGCTCAGGGTTATGCGATTGAACCTCAACATAAAAGTCTGGGCCGAATGTCTTCTTAAATCCTTCAAGTAGAGTTCTGGCCTCATCTAGACTGCCTTTATCAATAGCCTTACTAATTAATCCATTAAGACATCCACTCAAAACAATGATGCCTTCGCTATATAGATCTAATACTTCTCTATCAATTCTTGGCTTATGATAAAAGCCTTCGTTCCAAGCAAGCTCTTGGAGAGTATTGATATTCTCTAATCCCTTTTTATTCTTTGCTAATAGTATGATGTGGTTATATGCTTGAATAGATTTATCTGTCTTTGAAGATTTATCGAATCTATCTGTTGGAGATATGTATGCCTCTACTCCAAGGATTGGCTTGATGCCTTCTTCTTTACACGCAATTTGCATTTCACGGTGTGATGATAATGTTCCATGATCTG